GTTCAACCCTGCTCCGATTACTGCTGCGACAACAGTTATCAATACTGGATCGACCATAAAGGATATAGAAATTGTAGCCCTATTTAATCTTTTCTGAACCTTTTGTTCGTAATGCTTATAAGAAAGTTACGTAATCTAATGCATTTTTTACCCATTTGCATGATTTTTTCTTCTTACTTTCGCTTTTTTTTGCCATTCTTACCCCATTCTGCTGCTTCTTTTGAAATCGATAAACCTGTTACGAATAATGCTGATATTGCTGCTATTAAAATTGTCATATCAAATGTCATACCTACGTCATATATCGATTCTGCTACATTTCCTCCAACTAGTGGTGAAAAGAAAGAAACACCAAAATTACCTGTGATTCTTGCTATACCTCGTACAAGTGCTTGTTCCATAATAATACTTAAATGTATGGTATTTAAATTTACTCTATAGGTTTTAGGAACCCTGTGTCTAATAAATGATTTAAAATCTTAGGTTCGTCAAATAATAGCATTAAAATCTTCTCAGAGAAGTTCTTGCCCTCAAATTTACCACATGAGTAACAAATATATAATAATGATTTTTGATTTCTATAACCATATAGTTTCTTACCACATGCACATTCTTTTTTTGGTTCTGGTCTTCCCTTCATATTTTTGAATACAAGCGTTTATATATAATGTTTATTATTTATAATCATGGGAACATCATTTTATGTTTATGAAAACGAAGAAGAACTGAAAAAATTATACGGTGAACAACTAGAAGAAGAAACACATTGTATAAAAATAACAGATATGTATCTAAAACCAAATGACGTATTATGGATTATAGAACAGTATGATAAAGTAAAAGAAAAACCACTTATAGGAAGATCAATTGTTCATTTTAGAAATACAAGTTTTGATGAATATAAAAAAGGAGATGAAAAATTAGTGTTACATGAAAAGTTGAAATTCAATCCTAAAAGAAATAAACTTCAAATATTCCCAAAATTACTCCGAAAACCAGAATATGAAGTAAAAGTGGACAGATATTATGGAAATGAGGTAAAAAAACCTAGATTGATAGATTATAATCATCGTTATTATGATTTAACGCTAGATAGAGTGAATTTGGTGTTAAAATGAAGAAATGTAAGCAATGTGGTATATTTAGAGAGTTTTCACTGTATTTTGATGAAAGATTTGATATGTGTAAGAAATGTTATAACAAAATACCACCACACACTGTAGTAGGACTAGAAAATGAAAATTGATTTGTTTTTAGGCGACGTTGAAGAAAAATTAGATATTATTAACGGTAATCTTGAAGATTTGAAGGTTTTACTTGAATTATTGCTTACTCCACCTGACTTGAAGGAATATGAAAAGTATAAACTTGAAAAAAGAAAAAAATTAAGTGATTAAGCAATTATTAAATAACCAATTAGTAAACCAGAACCATAAATCATCATTACAAATCAAAATTTAGCACCACAGCCATTACATGTACTAAATCCTTTTGAATGACCATCATTTTTACCCCAAGTCCACTTCCATCCCTTTACTGACTTACATTTAGGGCATGCTTGTACGCTCATCTTTTATTTTGAGTACCGTTTGTCATTAAAATCTTCCAGTCTTTACCTAATTTCTTTTTCATCTTAAGCCAAAATGGATCCATACCAAACATTCCACCTTTTTTGTTATATTCTTTGGTGACATTTGCTATTCTTCTATGACATGTTCTGCAAAATCTTGCATTGATTTGTTCTATTTCAAACTTGTATTTACCGCAAAAATAGCATAATCCATACATTTTATGAGTTACAGTAGCCAAAAGTGGCTCTCTACCACGCTTCCCAGCACAATCACCACAAATATCACATATTGTTGCTGAAGTTGCATCTCTTTTGAAGCAATTTATGCATATAGCCTCTTTGTAGTGATCTACATGAGTATATTCGTCTTTCTGATGTTTTTCCCAAAGTTTTTTGGTTAAATCATTAGAATCTTTGTTTGTATCTAACTCAGTAGGCAGCTTGTTTCACCCTCTTAAGTGCATCTTGAAGTATTATGTAGATATTATTACAAGAATAGTGATCACAACCATGTCTTCTTGATTCTTTTTTGATTTCTTCTATTGTTTCATCAATCAAACTGTAATTAGGTGTGTAAACACTTGGTATAACTGCTGTATTTACGTTATCTGCAATAACTTTTACCTCTTTTTTAGATATTGGTACTTTACCAAATGGTGTTTCTACTATTTCGTGTGGGTTTTTTTCATATGCAAACTGTGTGCCAGCATCTGCACCCTTTGTGCTTTTTGTGGATTTCTTAGTTTTCTTCGGCATCTTCCCACTTCCTTACGTTATCAAATTCATTTTTAACTAATTCTCTTGCTTGTCTTACTGTCATACTTGCACTTTTTCTTAGTTCTTCTACTGTTTTAGTCTTTGTCCAACCAAAATCTATTGCTGTTTGTAATGTATCTTTTACAACTGTGAAATTTGCTGGTGTAATACCATCAGGATAACTCTTTTTACTCATTGATGTACCAGTTCCACTTGCAGGGTGTCCTTGTGCTACTCCACCAGTGTCTGATGGTCTAGAGTTTTCAGGTTCTCCTTGTTGCATTTGTCTTCTTTCCTCTGCTTCACCTAAGCTGTTTCCTCTACTTCTTCCTTCTATAGCCATTGGATCATTTACTGGATCTTTACTTATTTTAAATTCTCCTTGATGTGTTCTTGTAATTTCAAATCCCATTCCTTGTAATGCCTGCATATTTGTAATCTCAACTCCATCTTGTTGTAATTCTCTTAGTTTATCATTCTCTTCACCTGCTTTTAATTGTAAACACCAATCATCAACACCAAATACTTCTGCTAAACGTTTAAAGAATGCCTTGAAAAGGATATCTTGACCCCATTTTACTGCTCTGTTTGTGATTGTAACTTGTAAACCTTCTTGTGACCAACCACCTACCATTTCACCGTAATAGAGAGGTAAAACACCGTAAATTGCACCTACAATTTGTCTTAACTCTTTTCTAATCTCTATAAACTCTAATTCTCTAAGTGATCCTGTGAAATCTAACCATTGAGCCATCTGTTTTCCACCTTTTTCTTGTTCAACAAGTAATGGGTGTATCATGTAAGGGTCTTCAGTTGCTTTTTGTTCTAAAGCATCCCATGATTTTCTAAATGTCTCATAGTTACGAGAAGCAATAACTAACATACCTCTTGGAGGTCTCATCTTGTCAAAGTATTTTCTAACATATTCATCCATGTGTGATAATGACATTGCTTTACTCCATACGGAATAAATTGGACTGTAACCATAAACTAATGATGGTTTATACTTACCTGCCTTCCAGATAAGTTCTCCTTCTCCATAGATAACACGTTTTGGTTGCGGAATACCGATAGAGTAAACAGAATTAACTTCACATACTGCTTTCAGTGCCTTTGCACCACATTGATCACATGTATCCTGTGCTAAACGTGTATCACGATGTTCAAATCGTGGACAAACATATACTTTGTTTCTTTTATCATCATAACCTATTCTTCCATCAGAGTCTGCAATCATTGCAACCTGTGGAGGGTCTATTCGTATAATCTCTTTTACTTGTGTTTTCATTTGGTCTATTTCACCAGTTGTATCATCAATCCAATAATTCTTTAATAGTAACATATATGCATTATCAGCAATTTCCAAATCTCTTTCTAACTGTCTTGATACGTCTTCAAGTGTCTGTGAGTTGCCGTTTATTGGTTTTGTCATAAGATTTTCCAACTGTTTTCTATGTTCAGGAACTGGTCTTCTTAGGTCATTTGATCCACATGTATCACACATAAGTTTTTCAGATCTCTCATCTGTTATTGATTCTTCATCAATTCCAGCCATTGTAGTCTCATCTGTTGGCTTGTATTGGAATTCTTTTGAGCATACATTGCATTTATACTTGAATTTTTCAACTATTTCAAATCCATTCTTGAACATTTCTCTATTAATTGTCTCTATAGGAATTCTTAATGCATCGATATTATCTGCTAACTCATATATCATAATTAAAGGAAAAGGAAATATAGGTAACTTTGCACCTGTATCGGTGCTCATATATGGTTGGGATATTGATGGTCTTACAGTTGATTCTGTATATGATTTATTACTAAGTCTAAAAGCACTCTTAAAAGAATCTACTATTCCCATACATAACACG